TAACTCAGAGTTATTTACCTACACAGGTGTTAATGCTACTACCTTTACTGGTGTAACTAGGGCTACTTCAAGTACTACTGCTGCAGCACATGCTAAGTTTGATGTAGTGTCTGAGAGTTGGACAGTCAGGGATACTGGCAGAACTAGTGCTACTAAGTACCACTTTGAAAGATACAACTTTGATGGTAATGAAAAGATTATTTGTGTTGATGGTGTTAATGCCCCTGTAATATTTAACTCAGCTATGACTGCTGCTGATGTTAGTGACAGTAGTGTGGCAGGGTCTACAGTTGTAGCCTCCTACAGAAATCGTATGTTTTATGCAGGTAAATCTACTACGCCACAAGAAATAATTTTTAGTGAAGGCTTTAATGAAGACGGGTTTAATACAGGTGCTTCTGATCCTGCAGGTAGTATCAGCGTTGACGATACAGTAGTTGCATTAAAAGTATTTCGTGATAGCTTGTTTATCTTTTGTGAAAACAGGATTTTTAAACTAACTGGCTCTACTTCAAGTAATTTTTCTGTAGAACCTGTTACAAGAAACATTGGTTGCATTAACAGTTTTACCGTACAGGAATTTGCAGGTGACTTAATCTTCCTTGGTCCTGATGGCTTACGTACTGTTGCTGCTACTGCACGTATTGGTGATACAGAACTTGGTACTATTAGTAAGAATATCCAGACTGTATTTGATGAGAACATTAAAGATGCAGGATCGTTTGATAGTGTAGTTATACCCGATAAAACCCAATACCGTATATTTTTTACTAAAGATGGTCAGGGTGCAAGCCTTTCTAAAGGGGCTATCTGTGTTCTTAAAAAAGAAGCATTTGAGTTTTCAGAAACACGTGGTATAAAGGTACAATGTACAGATACTTTTATTGAAGCAGGTAATGTAATTGTAGTTCATGGTGATACCAATGGTTTTGTGCAAAGACAAGAGTCAGGTGATACATTTGATGGCACAATAATATCAGGTAAGTATAGAAGTCCTGATATGAGCTTTGGGGATAACGGTATCCGTAAGCACATGCAACGGGTAATTATTAACTATAAACCTGAAGGTACTGTTGATGCAGACTTAATAGTGCGTTATGATAACGAAGATAAAAACTCAGCAAGACCTGCTGTTTACCCTTTTGATAATACACAGCTTGCAGCTACGTATGGTAATGCTTTATATAGTACCTCTGCTAGTACTACACAGTTTGTTTATGGTGGACCTACACAGCCACTTGTACGCCAACCAGTAGAAGGTTCAGGTTTTTCTGTAGCATTAAAAGTAGAAGATGGCGGCAGTAGTGCAGCTTATTCACTCAAAGGGTTTCAGTTAGAATATCAATTAGGAGCAAGACGTTAGATGGGTGCTATTTATACAAGACAATCTACTTATGAAGATGGGGATACCATCACAGCAGATCATACTAACAATGAGTTTGATCAGCTTCTAGCTGCTTTTGCTGCAAGTACAGGTCACACACATGATGGTACTACAGGTGAAGGTGGTCCTATTACGTCTTTGCTTGGTACTTCTCTTACCTTTGGCAATGGCACTGCAGGTACAGACATTACAGTAACCTTTGATGGTGAGAGTAATGATGGTGTATTTAAGTGGATGGAGGATGAGGATTACTTTGAGTTTTCTGATGATTTACTTATTGCGTCAACAGAGAAGATTCAGTTTCGTGATACTGGCATCTATCTTAATTCTAGTGTTGACGGTCAGCTTGACATTGTAGCAGACACAGAAGTACAGATTGCTGCTACTACTATAGATATTAATGGTGCTGCTGATATATCAGGTAACTTAGGTGTTGGCGGTAATCTTACGGTAACAGGTACTACTACCTTTAATGGTGGTACAATTACAATGGGTGATGCAGCCACTGACAATGTTGTGTTTGGTGCTGACGTAAACTCTAGTATTATTCCTAACACAGATGATACATACGATTTAGGTTCAGCTAGTCAAGAATGGCGTGACTTGTACATTGATGGTACAGCTTACTTAGATGCTATTAACTTTAATGGTACAGCTATTACTGCTACTGCTGCTGAACTTAATATCCTAGATGGTGTAACAGCCACAGCCACTGAGCTTAACTTAATTGATGGCGTTACAGCTACAACAGCAGAACTTAATATCTTAGATGGTGTTACATCTACTGCAGCAGAGTTAAACATTCTTGATGTAAGTGGTAGTACAATAGGCGATCTAGCTGAAATTAGTACCATTGCTAGTGATGATGTGTTTCTTGCACTTGATACTTCTGGTGGTGGCATAAAGAAAGTTGCTAGAAGCACACTTGTATCTGGCCTTGCTACCTCATCTGCTATCTCTAATCTAAGTGAAGATACCAGCCCACAACTAGGCGGCAACCTAGATATGAATGGTGCTGACATTGTTACTACTTCTAATGCTACAATAGACCTAGCACCTAATGGTACAGGCACTGTTGTTGTACGTGGTAACACTAACTCAGGTGCTATCGTATTTAACTGTGAGAGCAACAGCCACGGTCAAACAGTAATTGCACAACCACACTCAGCTTCTGTTACTAATACCATGTTACTACCTGCTGGTGCTAGTTCTACTTTAGTATCACTTGTATCTACAGACACACTTACAAACAAAACACTTACTACCCCAGTACTCACTACCCCTATTGCAAATGCAGGGGTTCAGCTAAAGAATGGTGCTACGTCAGCAGGGTTCCTTGAGTTCTTTGAAGACTCAGACAATGGATCAAATAAAGTAACACTTATTGGCCCTGCATCTACTGCAGATATTACCTTGACTTTACCTTCAACTGCTGGTACAGTTTCAACTGAAGAAGCAGCAGTAATCATAGCACAAGATGAAGCAACAGCTTTAGCAATCGCCCTTGGATAAGGATATAAAATAATGGCAAATACATTCAAGACAATTACAAGGGACGTTGCACCAGCTAGTGCAGGTACTCCTGAAACAATATACACTACTCAATCAAGTACTAGGGCTATCATCTTAGGACTTACTTTAGCTAACGTACACACCTCTCAGGTTACAGCAAGTGTAACTCTGGTTAGTACAACTACACAAACAAGTCAAACACAAAACACTACAGCACACATTATTAAAGATGCAGCTATACCAGTAGGATCATCACTGTCTGTACTAGACGGTAAGGTTGTTCTTAACGCAGGTGATATCATTAAGGTAGACTGTAGTGTGGCAGATAAAGTCTCAGTAATTATGAGCTACATGGAGATTGACAGCTAATGGCAGGTTATATTGGTAATCAAGCACAGATCAGGTCAGGGCTTAGTGCAACTATTGATGAGCTTAATATCATTGATGGTGTTACGGCTACCACTGCTGAGTTAAACTACAATGATACAGGTGCTGCAGTAGGGACTGTTGTAGCTAGTAAGACTGTAACTGCAGATGCAAACAAAGATGTAGCTAGTCTCCGTAATGTAACAGCTACAGGTGTTGCAACAGTTGGAAGTGTAGTAGTAGCAGATGGTGGTAACATTGGTGCTGCATCAGACACAGATAGTCTAGCTATTGCAAGTAACGGTGTAGTGACATTTAGTCAAGCTCCTGTATTTCCTGATGGTAGTTTAAACTTAGCAGACCTAGACATAGACGGTGGCACTGACATTGGTGCAGCATTAGTTGATGCAGACTTAATGATTGTAGATGACGGTGCAGGTGGCACTAATCGTAAAGCTACAATGTCTAGGCTTGCAACTTATATGGGTACTAAAATTGGTGGTGGATTAGAGTTTATTTCTTCTACTGATATCAGTGATGCAGCTACTGTATCTTTTACAGGATTTGATGCAAGTAAATATGATAATTATGTTTTTTACATTCAAAATGTTACTATAACGGGTGCTGGCGGTGTGGATTTTGGACTGAGAACTAGCAGTAATGGTGGTAGTAGTTACGATAGTGGTAGTAGTGACTATCAATGGGTATCCAAAGGTCAGAGAGCTACAAGCGACGAAGACAGTTATGATGTAGCCGACACTGACATACGACTTACATTTTCTCAAGGTGGAGATACTGGTGAAGAAGGGGGAGCTTCAGGAACTGTACAAATTTTTGGGCCACATTTAACTACTAAAACTAGAGTATCTTCTAATTTAGGTTTTTTTAATTCTGGCTCAGAGGGTCAGCCTTCTATGCAAATAGTTAATGGTGTTAGAGAATCAGAAGCTGATGTAGATGCAGTTCAGTTTTTTATGAGCAGTGGTAATATAGCATCAGGAACAATTACTATGTATGGTATGGTTAATTCATAACACAACAACAAAGGAAAAGCAGAAATGCCAAGATATCATAATATTAACGGAGAAATGGTTCAGTTCACAGCAGCAGAAGAAACTGCACGTGATGCTGAAGAACAAGCATGGGCTGACGGTGCAGACACACGTGCTGCTGTACAGGTCCGTGAAGAACGTGATGCACTACTGGCTGCTACAGACTGGATGGGCAACAGTGATGTAACCATGTCAGACGCATGGACTACTTATCGTACAGCACTACGGGACGTACCAGCACAGGGTGGATTCCCTAATAGTATTACGTGGCCTACCAAGCCTAGCTAAAGGATAGATTATGACTAAAGCAAGAGATACAGCTAACATTGTAGGCGGTGGGTTTTCTGGCACTATTGCTGGTGCCACAATGGAACCTACGGGTGACACTGCTGCAGGAGACAATGCTGCAATAGGCTTTACTGCTGCTGAAGGTCTAATCTTAACAGGGCAAGGTAGTACAGGTGACGTTACTATTAAAAATGATGCTGATGCATTAGTAGCTCATGTACCCACAGGTACTACAGGTATTACCTTTGCTGGAACACCAACTTTCCCAGATGGTAGCATTGCTGTAGCTGACTTAGACATTGATGGCGGTACAGATATTGGTGCTGCTCTTGTAGATGCTGACCTTATGATTGTAGACGATGGGGCTGGTGGTACTAACCGCAAGGCTACAATGGCTAGGTTGGCTACTTATATGGGAACTAAAATTGGTGGTGGACTAGAGTTTATCTCTTCTACTGATATAAGCAACGCAGCAACAGCTAGTTTTACTGGGTTTGATAGCAGTAAATATGACAGCTATCTTTTTACCTGCGCCAATATTGTTCCCGCAACGGATGACGCCGATTTTGCAATAAGAATGTCTATTGACAACGGTTCTAATTATTTATCTGCAAGTGATAGCTATTTTGCTGGCAGTCCGACTGATGCAGATGCAAGTTATATACCTTTAATGTATTATGGCATGGGTAATGTTTCAACAGAAGGGGCGTCATTAGATGTTAAAGTACACGGCCCTCATCTAAATACATGTACTTATGCTTTTGCAGACGGTGTTTATTCAAAAAACAACGGTAATCTGGATAAGACCCCGCAGGGTGGTAAAACAAAAATTGCTAGAGTTGTTAATGCTGTTCAGTTTTTATTTCACACTGGGAACATAGCAAGTGGAACAATTACTATGTACGGTAGAGTTAATTCATAAGGAAACAAAATGGCAGGTTATATAGGTTCAGTACCCGTACCCCAAGCAACAGAAACTAGGGACGTTTACACAGCTACATCAAGTCAAACTACATTCACTACAGGGGGTTACACTCCTAACTTTGTATCCGTGTATCTTAACGGAGTACACTTAGCTAGGGCTGACTATACTGCTACTAATGGGTCTGACGTAGTACTAGCTGTAGGGGCAGCAGCAGATGACACTGTAGAGATTGTTTCGTTTGCTACGTTTGAAGTATCAGCACAGACATTCACAGGGGATGTTACTGCATCAGGTGGTACGTTCTTACCTACAGGTGACACAGCAGCAGGTGATGATGCAGCCGTAGGGTATGCTGCTGCTGATGGCTTGGTGCTTACTGGTCAGGGTTCTACCTCAGATGTAACCATTAAGAATGACGCAGATGCTACTGTAATGTCTATACCTACAGGCACTACAGGTGCTACGTTTGCAGGTGACGTTATAATTCCTGACGGTGATCTAATCTTGGGTAGCACTGCTGTTACTAGCACTGCTGCTGAGTTAAATCAATTAGATGGAGTAGTAGCAAAAACTGCAGGTAAAGAAACTATATGGGTTCCTGCCAGTGCTATGCAGCCCACTACTTCTAATGGTTGTTCTGCACTTACTACAGTAGAGACTACATCAGGTAGACCTGATATGGTTGTATTAGACTTTGATAAAGATAGTGATGAATTTGCACAGTTTAGTGTGGCATTTCCTAAATCATGGAATGAAGGTACTGTAACCTTTCAATTCTTTTGGTCAGGCATTGCAGCCACTACAGGTGTAACATTAGGATTACAAGGTGTAGCTGTAGGAGACAATGATACAATAGATGTAGCATATGGCACAGCAGTATTAGTAGATGATGATGCTCAAGGTGCTGTAGAAGAAATGTTAGTGTCTGCTGAGAGTGCTGCTATTACTATTGCAGGTTCACCAGCAGTAGATCAACTTTGTTACTTTAGAATATTTAGGGATGTTTCAGCAACTAATGATGATATGGCAGGAGACTGTAGACTACATGGCATTAAATTATTCTTTACCACTGATGCGGCGAATGATGCATAATGAGTAGCTTTGGTTATAATATGTTAGGCTTTGGCGGTTATCCAAGTAGAGGGGGACCGCCGATTGACCTTACTTATACTCTTGTTGCTGGCGGTGGCGGTTCAGGCAGAAACCGTGGTGGTGGTGGCGGTGCTGGAGGCATGAGGACATTTTCTAACGTAGAACAAGAGAGTGGCGATTACACTATCACTATCGGCGCAGGCGGTGTGTTAGGCTCTGCCAGCCAAGCACAAACAAATGGCGGTAATACCACAGCTTTTGGCGAGACAATGATAGGTGGGGGTCGTGGTGGTGCTAACGGTAGTTCGGGCGGCGTTACTGGCTCTGTTGGTGGTTCGGGTGGCGGTGGTGGCTCTACGAATTCTGCCGCAGGAGGAGCAGGTACGACAAATCAAGGAAATGCTGGTGGAAATGCTGGCACTAGAGAATACGGGCCGGGGGCTGGTGGCGGGGGTAAAGGGGCCGTTGGAGCAAATGCTGTTAACACTGACTTTGGGGCAGGAGGTGCAGGTGCTGCGGGAACAGATGGAGTAACATATGCTGTTGGTGGTGATGGTGGTAATAATGCTAATGGTGCTGGTACAGGCCCAGCAGGAGGGGCTAACACAGGCAACGGTGCTGGTGGTGGGTCTGGTGATACTGACGGGACAGCAGGTGGTTCTGGTATTGTTGTTATTAAGTACCTTACATCTTCTGAGGGTTCAGCTTCAGGCGGCACTGTTACGACAAGTGGTGATTATACGTTCCACAAATTTACTTCCTCTGGCACATTTACGATTGATTAAATAATGGCACATTATGCAAAAATAGAAAACGGAATTGTCACGCAAGTAATTGTGGCTGAACAAGACTTTGTTGATACTCAGGTAGGGACTTGGGTTCAGACCAGCTACAATACATATGGTGGTCAGCACCGACTTGGCAACACACCATTAAGAAAAAACTATGCAGGTGTTGGCTACACATATGACAGCACAAGGGATGCTTTCTATGCGCCACAGCCTCACCCAAGTTGGATACTAAACGAAACAACTTGTTTGTGGGAGCCACCTGTTGCGTATCCTGATGATGACAAAAGCTACATTTGGAATGAAGATACAACAAGCTGGGTTGAAGTAACTTAATGGATATCAACTGGACATTAGTAACAATAGCAGGAGCATTACTAGCACAGGGTGCTGCTGTAGTGTGGGCAGTGTCCAGCATGGTATCAGACATTAAGTATAACAGGGCTGAGATAGCTGATGTAGAAACTAGCACAGCAAGACTAGCTGATGATATACATGAGAATGACGTAATGATTGCACGTATTGATGCAAATGTAGAAGCAATCAAGGAAGCATTAAATGTGGTTACAACTAATCACGCAAAGAGATAATTAAATGATAGACCCCGTTACAGCTTTTGCTGCAGCTAATGCAGCCTTCAAAGGGGTCAAGATGCTAGTAGGTGCTGGTAGAGAGATACAAGATGTATCACAGCAACTAGGTGCATGGTACGGTGCAGTAGCTGATATTACTAGGGCTGAGTCCCAACGTAAGAACCCTACATGGTTAGACAAGCAGACACACGGTACTGACAACATAGAACAAGAAGCAATGGACATTATTGTTCGTAAGAAGACATTGCTTGAGAAAGAAAAAGAAATAAAGTTTATGTTAGACTACAGGTTTGGTCTTGGCACATACGATGAAATGTTAGGTATGCGTAGGCAAATACGTAAGGAACGTGAAGAGACTGTTTATGCGGCGATGGAAGCTAAAAGACAGATGGCAAACAACGCAGCTATAGGTGGCCTATCATTACTAATAATTGGTGTATTAGGTGGGGGCATATATCTGATATCACTAGGAATTGGTTAATGATTAATCTTGTTGTGTTACCCCTTGTGTTAGCAGGGCTGTTAAGTAACCCTGAGTTTGTACAGTGTCACTTAGCAAAAAGAGTTAAGATACAGGGAGAAATGGTTTGCATTTACCGTGGACCTAATGGTACAATAGGATATCATTACCCTATGTTTAAGTTTAGTGAATGCCCTAAGACGTATATGTGCAGGTACACACCTAACGCTAAGAAGAGAGTATCAGTTCAAGATATACTTGACGGATTAAAGGACGGATTTTAATAATGATTAATCAAAGACTTAATGAAGCTGTAGCTAGAAAGTTTGGTTACAATGGTCCTGCTAACAGTGAAGCAGTTGATAAATTTTTAATGTCAAAACCTGAAAGTATTGCTACCGTCCGTAGAGCTTTAAACATTATGAAACCTACTACAGCTATGGCAGAAGGTGGTGACACTGAGACCACTGCAACCACTACCCCTGTAGAACCTGATGATGTGCCTACTAAGACACCGGAAGAAATGGCTGAAGAGGTAGTGCAAGGTCAACGTCAAATGGTACGTGATGCCTTTGTTGATCCTCAAGCTCTTGTAGCAAAACCAGAAGTAGCAAAGCTAGACCCTGCTGCTGCAGGTACAACCATAGACCCCACTGCTGGTCAAGTTACTTCCCCTGTACCTCAAGCTGGTCAACCTGATTTCTTTAAACTCTTTCAACCACAACCTACTCAGATTATGGCAACACCTGATACTCTTCCCGGCTATGTTAATAGGGGTCTAGAGCCATTGCCCGGCCCACCCTCGGAGATATTTGATCCACGTATTAGAGCAATGGAAGAAAAAAGACAGAGAGAATTTACTGATAAAGACCGTGAATTTTATGCAGACCATTTAAAAAAAACAAATGAAGAGCGCCGTACAAAAGGGATAGATATTTCTTCTAACCCAGAAGAAATAGCAAAAGCTTTTGGTGTACCTGTAGAAAGTCTTGTGCGTAGAGGCAGTATCACAAGTGATGGAATAATACGTGGTGCTCAAGGTCATACGCCTATGAGAAGTGACTACGAAAGTTCACTAGATCCTCGTACAGAAGGGGGTAAACTGTCTCAAGATGGTAGAACAGGTTTATATTTAGACTACTCAAAACTTACTGCTCCTAGAGGTAGTGAAGCCAGAGAAGAACAATACAAAAAATTAGTTGCTGAAAAACTAGCAACAGTTAAACCTCTTGATCCTTATCCTATGGAAGATATCTTTTTAACTAATACTCAATTACCTACAGAACCCCGATCACCATCAGGTGTAGCCACTGCAACCACTGCCGCAACACCAGAACCTATAACCCCAGAAACAGTAGATGCTAAGACAGCATCAGGAGAAGTCACTACAGCTTTAGCTGATGTAGACCCAGTGACAGGCGCAGTGTCAGATAAAGCACAGGTAACTGCTGCTACTATGGACCCAGCTACTACAGGTGTTAAAGACTTAACTTCAGCTCAAGGTGAAGCTGTAGTAATGACTAACCCTGTACAGAGAGAGATACAAGACGGTGAGCTTGTATCAGGTGTTGCTGATGCTACTAAAGCTGCTGCATTTACTGAGCAGGTACAAGCTGCCACAGCTACCCCATCAGAACAAGCTACAGTACAGGGCCAGTTGTCTACTCTTATGACACAGTTTGAAGGTGGTAACACACCAGCATGGGCAGCAGGTGCAATGAGAGCAGCTACAGCAGCTATGGCTGCACGTGGACTAGGTGCTAGTAGCATGGCTGGACAAGCTGTTGTACAAGCTGCTATGGAGTCTGCATTACCTGTTGCTATGGCTGATGCACAAACACAGGCAACCTTTGAAGCACAGAACTTGTCAAACAGACAACAACGTGCTATGCTTGCAGCTCAACAACGTGCTACCTTTATGGGCCAAGAGTTTGACCAAGCGTTCCAAGCTAGGGTATCTAATGCTGCTAAAATTAGTGACGTAGCAAACATGAACTTTACTGCAGAGCAACAGGTTGCTTTGGAGAATAGCCGTAATGCTAACACAGTAAACATGGCTAACCTAACTAACAAACAGGCTATGGTATTAGCTGAAGCCTCTGCTATTGCACAGCTTGAAACACAAAACTTATCCAATCAGCAACAGGCTGCTGTACAGAATGCTAACTCATTCTTACAAATGGATATGTCTAACATGAATAACGCACAGCAGACTTCCATGTTTAAGGCTCAGTCTGTCGTGCAGTCACTGCTTACTGATCAAGCTGCTGAGAATGCTGCACGTCAATTCAATGCTTCTAGTGAGAACCAGACAAAGCAATTCATGGCTAACCTTAACACACAAGTTACACAGTTTAATGCAGCTCAAGCTAATGCTATATCACAATTTAATGCTGGTGAAACCAACGCACTGGACAAGTTTAATGCTAGTATGCAGGAACAACGTAATCAGTTCAACGCACAGAATGGTCTTGTTGTAGCTCAAGCTAATGCACAGTGGAGACAGAACGTGGACACATTGAACACTGCAGCACAGAACGAAGCCAACATGATCAATGCTGCTACTGTTAATACATTTACTAAGGCTACTGTAGATCAGATATGGCAGAGAGAACGTGACCTGATGGACTATGCTTTTAAAGGTACTGAGCAAGAGAAAGATCGTATGGTAAACATCATGCTTGGTGAAAAACAAATCAGTCAGTATCAAACACAAGCTGAACAGAATAGAAAAAGTAATGAAGATACAGCTAAGTATAGCCTTCTTACTCAACTTATTTTATCTTAAGGAATAAAACAAATGGGATCGTTAAGTTATCAAAAACTTTTAGAAGGTGCTAGAAATACATTAGGTGAAGTTTTTGATTATATGTCTAATGATAGAACTAGAAAACCTTCTGCTGCTGATGAAGGTGAGCTTCGTTTGCAAAATAAAAGAACTTACTCTGATGTTAAACAAATACAAATGGATAGGTCCAGACTTCCCGGCCTTGTTAGTCCAAGAATAAAATCAGGTGTTGAGACTAACGAAGATAATGTATCTATGTTAGACAAAGCCTATAACCAAGTGCGTAGACAAAATGCTGAACTAAAAAGTTCTATTGAAGCTGATGCTGATGAGGCATTTTATAATGAAACTGGAGATGCTTTGGGTCAGGTTAAACCTCCTGTAAAACGTGGGGGTAAGTTTCCACGTTTTGAAAATGTTGTACCTACCTTTAATAAAAAACAAAAAGAGTTACAAAGTTATATATTTGAAAAAGCTAAGGATCGTGGCTATGAAGGCCCAGAACTTGCACAATTTATGGCGCAGGTTGCAATAGAAACAGATTACTTTAAAACTTTAGAAGAGTACGGACCCGGTAAAGATAGATATGGTGGTGGTAAGAGGTACAAAGGAAGAGGATTTTTGCAGCTAACTCATAAAGATAACTATGAAGCTGCTGGTAAAGCTCTTGGCTACGCAGGTTTGGCCGATGATCCTGATTTAGTTTTAGATAAAGAAACTGCAGCAGATACTTCTTTCTGGTTCTGGGAAACAAATGTAAGACCTGCAGTAAAAGACTTTTCCAATACAGATAAAGTTACTCGGATAGTTAATGGGCCGGGTATGCTTAAGAAAGCTGAAAGAAATGATGCCTATAACTTTATGAAGTTATCTGGCACTTCATTGTATGAGGAATAAAGAATGTTTGAAGCACCAATCCCCGGTCAGTCATTGACTAATGAACCTAAGAATTATCCTTGGGAAAATCCTTCACGTCTTGCCACACCAGAGGATGCATTAGTATATCACCTTGAAAGACTTAATCAACCTAAAAGAATAGAAGCTATGCTAGACTTCTTACAGCTAGGCATTGATGTTGTCACCATGACTGAGGGTATTCTTCGTAACGCTGTAGCTAATGGTGAGCATAGTGTAGACGTGAGCATGATCATTGCCCCTATCATCCATGAATATATTGTAGGTCTAGCTGATGCTACAGGTATTGATTATGATGAGGGTCTTGATGAAGATGATTCTGAAGAAGAAAGAGCCTATGCTATCCGTGAGAATAAAGCACGTAAGATTCTTAAAGATATTAAGCTGGACAAGAAGCCTGACTTAGGTGATCTTGAAGCTTCTCTTCCTAAGACACCTATGAGTGATGCTGAAATGCCTGAAGAAAAACCAAAAGGTTTAATGGCAAGACCACAAGGAGTTATGTAATATGGGTATGTGGGAAGGATTCTTGCATGGTGTTGAAACCGACAGAGCTAGAGAAGAAAAAGAAAAAACTGAAGCTAAACTTGATGCACAGTTTGAAGAAGGTAATAGATTAAAACTTTTAGACATGGCTTTAAAGTATGCAAATAAAAATAAAAGTAATTTTACTGGTGGTGATTATAAAGTAGCTTCTGCTAGTGGTAAATCTATTGACACTGTTGAGCAAAGTCTAGAGCAATTAAAACAATTTGGTATTCCAGACGAAGTAATATCTAAAGTTGCTGGTGGAGGTGCTGGTGATTTAGCTAAGATTGTAACCGCTTTTACACAAGCAAAAGAGGAACACCTTAAAGAGTATGGTGAAGTTAATCCTATGCCTAATGAGATGTTTGTTGAGGCTTTAAATAACGCAGTAATTACACAGCCAGAAGGTTATAAAGTTGATGTAGATGCAGTGCTTGAACAGTTTGGTATTACTGCAAGTGAAGCTGAACGTCTTATGTTTCCTCCAAATGTAGCACCGAGACAACAGATAGACCTAAAAGCAGGTTCTTTAAACATTGTACCTGCTCTTTCTTTTAAAGACTTAGATGATGCCACTAAAGCTGTTGGTATGGAAGTTATTCGTACTGCTTATGGAGAGTTAGAAAATCTTAGAGGCGCACCTGAAGCTGAAGATGCACAGATTAATACTTGGAGAGCTGCTAGGGTAGCACAAATTGAATCAGGTTTATCAAAAGCTCAAGGAGATGTGCCTATATTAACAGACTTGTTTGGTTTATTTGGTAACTCTTATGCAAGTCAATACATTGAGTCTCAACCTGTATTACAGAACGCAGTAAAAATGGGGCAGTTTCCAAAATCATATGCTGAAGCTGCTGCACGCCCTGATCTTGATTTAACTGCACCAGTGCAAGGCGTAGAAAACTTAGCTGAATATGGACAGAAAATTTTTAAATACCTTATGCAAAATAGTTTAGTTCCTGTAGGTACTACAGTTAAATTTTATGGGAGTAATGGAAGTATTTCAGAACAAACTGTAACAGAACAACTAATAGAACAATTTAATAGGTCGCAGTAATGGCAGACACATTAGAAAGCATCTTAGGTTTAACTGAAACCACTACTACTGTTATGCCTGAATCTGTTGTAGAAGAAGAAAATAATACTTTAGAAGATATTCTAGGTATTAAACCTATTATTCCTGCAGCAGAACCTGCTTCACCTCAAGTTGCACCTAGTATTAATACATTAGAAGATATTTTAAACTTAACTCCTGAAGTTGCTACACGTAAGGTAGTTCCTCAAGGCCCACAAAGCTCTCTATTCATAGATCTTGACAAACACTTTGCAGAAAAATACAACAACAAACCCTTAATTAAAGAAGACATTATCTCAGACCCTGACCTAATAGAAGTTATGACAAGCGCAATGGAAGCTAGGTTTAAACCAGCAGGTCTCCTTAAAAAAGGTTACAAAGCTGCCACTGCTACTGCTGGTGGAACCATAGGTGGTTTAGACAGGGACTACAGGTCTATGTCACCTGAAGATTTGTTTGAAACATATCAGAACTATCAAAGATCTTTAGCTGGATTGCAAACTGTAACTGTAGCTAATGAATCTGTCTATGGTATAAATGCGGACGATATAACAAGAGCTAAACTTGGTGCAGGTTATAGACTGTTTAATCAGATGGACAACGCATTTACTGGTGAAGGTTCTTGGGCTGAAGCTGCTGATGCTACAGGAGACTATCTCAGGGCTGGGCTTCATGACCCTAGCACATTGTTTGGTATTGGTTTTGGTAGACTACTAAGCGTAGGTACAACCAAAGCAACAGGACTAGCCTTAAGAACTCTTGCACAAACTACATACAGAAAATTACTTAAAGCACAGCTTGCTAAAGGTGCAGCTTTACCTGCTGCTAAACAGGCTGCACGTGTTAGTTTAGGTAGACGAGCCGCTGCTACTGCTGTAATTGCACCTGCAATAGTAGATGGTGGTATTACTATGGGTGCTGATGTTGCGTATCAAATGCAGTTAATTCGTACTGATGCACAAGAAACTTACAGCAGATATCAAACAGGATTTGCTGCTCTTGGTAGTATGGTGTTACCATCTCTTGTACTAACTAAAGAAGGTATCAAGACCCTAAGAGCAAAGGGTAAACTTACACCTGACTTTGCAAGATACATAGACCTAGACCTTACTCTTGGTAAGCTTGATCCTAAGAAGGCAATGGCCCACGTCAAAGCTAAATTAAGCCCTAGTATGGGTGGTATCTTCACTGCAGTAGATGCAAACTTTGGAACAATACGTGGTAGTACACGACCTGTAGACTTTAAAGTTTGGGACGATGCTAAACAAGATGCATCTGGAACCCTAAGTCAACTGGGTGGTAAGATGGGTGACAACGAGCTGACCACTCAGTTCTTTCGTAGGTTTTTCTTTGGTGATGACAGTCAAAACTTAAAAGGTTATGCTCAAGTACTAGAGGAAGCTGGCTTTCAAGTTCATCCTAGTATGAGAGAAGATGGTAAAATTAGTGGTATCTATGGTCAAACTATTAGCTGGCTTGATGATGATGTTGTGAAAAGAATAACAACGCAGTATGAAAATACTATTGGTAGACCTATAGGTTTAGGTAAAACCTCAAAGGAACTAAGCAAACAATTTATACAGATACAATCTGGTTCTGGTGCTGCACTTAATGTAAGCTCTATACTTGGACAAATCTCTGGTGGTAAACTTACAGCAGCAGAAAAACTGTCTGCTATGGCAGGTAAATATCATAAAGGTGGTGACAAACCAAAGAGAATGCAGTTTGGTTTGTCTGTGTATAAACGTCTACTTACCTCTCACCTATCCACAACAGGTGCTAACCTTAAGGGTTTTAAACAACTTGTTACACTCAATAATTTATCCGACTTTGCTACCTCTGCTATAAACTTTAGTCAGAGTGGTGCATTTAAATTAATAGGTAATACAACCAAAGCAGAAAAATACTACAACAGAGGTTGGGGTTCCTTTGCTGGTGCTATACGTAGAGGTTACTCCGTGGTATCTCCTGACATTGAAATGGCATATGCTAGAAAATACTTTAACTTAGACCCTAAGACTAGAGAAGCATTGTTCAGGGATGTTGCAGGTGATGGTGGTGCATTTGATAGTATTAAACAATTTAACTTAGACCCAAATAATAAAATATATAAAGGTGTTGATGGTTATACTAAGGCTATGCAAACACTATCTTTAGCAAGGGTACAAGATGATATAACTAAAACTTGGACCTTTGGCAATAACATGAACCAAGCTATCATGAGAGAGTATGGAATAACACCTGAACAATTCTTTAAAGGTGAATGGAAATCAGGTCAAGTTTCTAAAGAGGCTGTCCATCTGGCTATGGGTGAGAAAAGATTTCTTACTGACGTAGCAGAAAAGGCTTTGTTTAGAACTCAAAGAGAAACTGCTTCTGTTAATTGGAGTAGGTTAGAAACAGATATTGGATTTGGTTTTAGGACTATAGCTGAAGGTGTTGAGACTCTTACTAATAAAAGTCCTGTTGGTTTTATAGTTCCGTTTGGCTCTTTCTTAAATACAACTCTTGCTACTGCTGCCGACTTGACTGGCGTAAATGCAATGCGTATGGCTATGATGAGGGCGACAGGTAAAGAAATAGACTTTGTAACAAGAGAAGGATCTGAAATATTAGGTAAAACTATTGTTGGATATAGCACAATAGGTCTAGCAACTTACGGACTGTCAGATACTGATACTGACATGCTACCTCATGAACAAAAAAATACTGCTGCTTATCGTGTAAAGAATGGTTTAGCATATAATCAACAAGTTCTTAATGATGGTTCTATTGCTGATGTAAGATATGATTGGCCTAATTCTACAATACAACTAACAGCTCAAATCTTAGCTCATGCTACTATGGGAGAGTTTGATAATCTTACTAGCCTTAATTTTGATAAAGTTCCAGCAGATTTACTTACAGAGCTTGGCCTTCAATTAGGTGGTCAAGCAATCAGAGATATGGAGAATGTAACTGAACAAAGTATTTATGTTTTTGCAGAGTCTGTTTTAAGAGAAGCTCAAGATAAAGATTACATTGGTGTAGTTGACGCAGTGATTGGACCTTTTGTAGCACGTGCTGGTCAGGGTCTTACTAGACACGTAGAACCAGTCAACGAGTTTTACAAATTGTTTACTGATCAAAGTGGCGCACCTGATTTAAACATGGTTCCATACGAGTACCAAGGTTACATAAAATATATTGATGGTTTGGTTGGGGGAGTAACACCTTTTGGATCAGAAGAAACATACTCTGATTTACCAAAAAAACTTGATACATTTGGTAAACCAAAGCCTACAAGTGTAGGCAAACAAATTATGTTTAGGCAATCAGGGGAACCTATCTCTGCAGAAATGATGATGAATGCTGCAGGTATGCCTAGTTGGAAAGCTACAAAGTTTGATGGCCCTGCTATTGTCAAAAGAAAAATGCAAAGCTTGGTCAACCCTTACTTTGAAGTAGCTGCTATAAAATATCTAAATAAATATCCTGACTTCTTTGAGATGGAACAAAAGAAAAAAGCACAGATTGTGGCTGATATGCAGAAAGAAGTTCAAGGTAATGTTAAAGCTTTGTTTGAGGATGGACACATGCCACAAAGTTTAACTATGCTTAGAGATTTATCTAAACCTAGCAATAAAAAGAAGGCCCTAGAAGCAATGAAATTTCTAGGGATTACTGGTAGTTTAGAGGATGTGTACAAAAGAGAAGACGCATTGTCAAAATTAAACTTAATTAATGTCCTTATACAAAAGGATAATTATAGATCAATAATTCAAGGCTTCGGCCTAGACTAACCACACTCATCCTCTAACATAAAGTCTGCCCACTCATATGCTGAACGCCTTACCTCAGACATATTTAAAGCCCCTCTACTATTCGAAAGTATTCCAGCAAGAGCTTGTCCTGCTAGATACCTTCGGGCAGTGAGGGGTTTTATCATGTCTGGGTTACGCTTCTTGCGTGTGTATTTTTTAGCTTCCTGTTCTAGATTGCTCATACTGTTTTACTTTTTCTAGGTTCTTGAAATACTCGGTGTTGAAACCGAACTCCCAATCTTTGTTAGGTCGTGTATCTATTTTGTAGGGATTACCTAACTTGCCTTTAATAAAAGCTTCTCTGCCCTGATCGTATGGCTTCATTCTTTTTCTACCTCACTGATAAGTCTATCTAAGTACCAACGTGCTTTCTTCAAGTCTTCTAAGCCATTCTTGTAAGGCCATCGCCAAAGATACTTGAAAGAGTTTTGCCAGCAGTATGCTTCATGTGCGCTGACAGGTGCATCCTCAGCCATAGCTTGCATAGCATCAATACATTCAATACCTGCTGCATTATAATGGGGTGGATGTTCTACCATATCCACAGCCAACTCTTTCCATTTAGCCATTGTTGTTCTCTTTCTCTAGTACAATTAGTTCTGCGTTAGTATAGGGGATGTGGAAGAACTGCTCACCTTTCTGTATGTATCTACCCTTAGCTTCTTTGAGACTCTCTTTAGTCAAGCAAGTATCCTTGATGCGCCAGCATTGCTTCATATCTTTACGGAAGATATAGAAATTTAGTACACCATTAGCACCATCATACTTGTCTAATAATCTCTGCTTCCTTTCTGGAATCCTAATCTCTGCCCAATGTGTAGGCCAGTCACCATCCCATGCTACCTTTACCTCTGCCTCATTGAAGTAAGTGTAGTCATCTTTCTGTGACACTACATCTACATAATAGTTTTCTTCTGTGTTTACAATGGTGTGTCCTTTTTGCTCAAGTAAAGTTACAAGTTTGTCCTTAGCAGCAGCATCATATGCTTCATACAATGCTCTGTTAAAACGTTTTCTTACAGCCATTAAGATTTAGTTCCTTGTTTAAATAGAGGTAGAGAAAAACACTGGCTTACAGCCTTGGCATTTTCATTTGGTCTTGTGTTGTACAAGCGTAGCATATCATACTCTCGCCACTCTTGGCAAGACTCTTCGGTTAAAAAAGCAAGGTTAGTTGCATGTACTATAAACTTATCTTCTTTTGCAGGGGCTGAACCCATTGCCATAACTACTACGTAAACCCAAATCATTTTAGTTCTCCTTGTTTGGAGCAGTTTAGCCACATACTCAGGTGGTTACTTTAAGTGATGTCTACCATTTCACACACATCCCCAGTACATGCCATCGTCTGCATCCCTGATGTATTATCTTCTTGTTCGTATGATGATAGCTTAGTCCAATCAATCTTAACAGGTGATGCATCTACCATGTTGTAGAAATCTTCTTTTGTACATTCTTGATATGGTGCCTGTTGATATGTGTGTTCATTGAAAGGTAGGAACGACACACCACTCATCTCATCAAAGTGTTTGTACACAAATGCCCCTACCTCAAACCATTCATCAGGTTTGACATTGATAGTAACACTAGGTTTATGCTCACACCAATGACGTTGATACATCAACCACATCTCTAGTTGTTCTAAGGCTGTCATGTCAGCAGTATGAATTGCACCCATAGGAGACTGCATAGGAAAACTAAACACTGTGGTAGCATCAGGCTTCATAACGTCAGGCTCGTTGGGTATACCCTGATCAACCATGAACTGAGTTAGTGGGTCTTTATTATCTCCACGCACAGTACGGATATAATAGGGACTGTGACGAGCATGAATCCCAGAAGCTGAGTCAACCAGTTGGGAAACTGTTCCACTGGGCTTGACACAAGTAATAGCAGTGCTATGAGGGATACCAAGACGGTCAGCCCACTCAGCG